ATCGCTCCATACACGCCAAACTGCGCGTTGTTAACCGGTGAAAACGCATGGCAAAAAGCCTTTGGGTCGTTTTTCTCTGCATCGCTAGGACAAACAAAAACTTCGTCGTTTGGACCAAAACTTAAGTTGCCGACGTCTTTGTCACCTTTTAAAAAATGCGTCTTACGGACAAAGCCACCTTCTTCTGGGGTGTAACCTCGCTTCCAGTAGAAAGCGAACAGATCGTCATAGATAACGTCTAAGGCGTTGTTGCCCAGGAAGATGCCTTCCAATGACGGTGGGGCAATGCCATCTTCGGCACTTTCAGTCCTAATGCCTTGCTCACCCACAACAAACAAAAGCTTGGCTTGTTGTTGTGTGCCATGGCTAAACATACGAGACCACACCAAGCGTGGCTCGATCAACATGCCACCAACTTTTTCTGTTTCGTTATACAGGCCAAAGATGATAGGGATTGGTGCCCCATAGTCTGCTAGCTCGTTTAATGTTTCAAACCCTCTCGATGGGGTAAAACGACTAGCTCCTGTAAAACTTTCTAGGTCAATACGGCCTGACTTTGGGGCCGAAGGCATCTTGGGCTTTGGCGTTAACAGGTACGAAACACCAGTCAACACAAGGCTGATCGCAAGGCTAATTAAAACTGTTGTGACCTCATTATTTATTTCAGGAATATGTTCATATTCTGCAGGTCTCAATCGACCACGTCGCCTGACTTCAGCAGCAAAAAGTTGATACTCTTCTTCTGTAATCCCAATCGTCTTGATTAATTGTTTTTCGTACGGAAGCAGTGGTACGTCGTAAATTGACGGGCCGAAGACCATTGCACTCTTTCCATTCCCCTGTTGACGTACAAGATTCCCGTCTGCCATGTGACTGCGAATGCCCAGGATTGCTGTGGTAACAGCAGAATATCCCCATCATACTCAGGCTTCTTGACCCGAAAACCCCACTTCAATAAATCACGCGATACTTCCCATTTGCTCGCTTCGTACCAAGACTGCTTGAACGGTGGCGGGTTAATGCCAATGTGGCCTAAAGCCTTGTAGCAAAGGTGGATGCAATCAATATGGCCATCGCTGCCGTCAGCGCCTAGCCGATACGGCATTCCGATGAGATCAGCGCAGCCGGACATTATTGCTAATTGGCAAGTTGCCCACAACCCGATTCGTTAAAGAACGCCTTGGCACGTCCGTTCCAACAGCATCTAATACCGAACTCAGCTCCAGATTCAAAGACGTGTTGTCCCACTGCCCGCCTGTCACTTGGCCTGTGTAGGTGTGAATAATTGTGTTTGCCGTTGATAAACCTGTGTCAGGGTCAGGGTCTTCGATAATCAACACGTCAACTTCCATGACCCAGGTGCCTTCAATTGCACTGACGCCCCAATTGCGAGCCAAGCTATTATTTGGGAAAACTAGCGTTGCTTCTAAACCGTCACCTGTGCGATTAACGGTGACGCCCGAAAAAGCAAACGGTACAAACTGATAGCCAGAGCCAGAGTGCGTAATCTCTTTCCCGATAAAAAAGTTCTGGAAACGATAAAGCTCTGTTTGCTCAGGCTTTATTCGTAGCGCATGGCCAAAGGCAAAACTTGTCATAAGCCGATTCTCTTGCGGGTGCTACCGCTCATCTGTAATCGTTTTAGCGTGTTCTGTTCTCCGCGTTGTGCGCCTTGTGCCGCTGCACTTTGCATTCCACTCTGGAACTGATCAGCAGTTACATAATCAACGCTATTGATGCGTTCCACGGTGTAGCGAACGTCAATTGGTGCGGCAACTGCAGCGCCACCATCTTCGCTTGCAGAACCGCCACGGTTGTCAGGAATAACACCACCACCGCGTGAACCGCGCGAATAACGCGACATGCTTTCACGCATCTTGGACTGAGGAATGATGTATTCAGGTTCGCCACCCTCACCAACAAGACCAAGAGTTGGCTTGCTAACTACACCACCTTGGTTAAATGCTTTAAAACCACCGGAAACATAGTCACCTTCAGCCATATACGACTGAACAAGATCAACATTTAAGTTGTTTTCTCCACCACCGCCGCCCATTCCAGCAAACGCTTTTGCAATCCCGATCGCAATATATTGAGCAATCATCTGTGAAGCGGTTTTGGCTAATACGTCAGCCACACTCCTCAACATGTCGGCAAACACTTGCTTGACTGATGTCGCTCCAGTAACCAACCCCTGCAAACCGTTGACCAGTGAACCGCCAATTGCATTGCCAATACCCTGAGAAACATCAACAGCAACTTGCTGCAAGTTATTTAGGTCTTCAGTGGCTTTACGAATGAACGCGTTTAAAGGCTGTTGCGCTACAGCCAGCTGCTCCATGATGCTGCCAGCCTGCGCTAACTGATCGCCTTTCAGTCCTTTGTCTTCAAGTTTTTTCAGCTCTCTTGCAATCTTCAGGCGATCTCGTTCCGCTTGACTTGTCGCCTCTGTCATCAGAAGCTGATGCTCAAGACCTTCGATCGTTGTGTCAAAAAGTTCCTGGCGCTGGCGCTGTTCTTCCGTAATGTCACGCTCAGTTTGACGCTGCGCTGCAAGTTTTTCAGTCGCTGCATTGATGTTGATCGCATCAATCAATCGCTGGTCTTTGACCTTTGTTAGATCTGTTAGACGCTTGGATTCAATCTGAGCAATTCGTTGCTCACCTTGTAAACGAATAACAAGCTGTGAATCGCTTGCAGCCTCGGCCGCAGCAATTTTGTCCTTAAAGGCAGAGATCTCAAGTATCTTCTGTCTTTCTTGCTCAAGTGCTGCCAGTTTTTGATCTAAACGTGCCTTGTCCTTGGCAGCTTTATCCTCGCCACTGACTGAAAAATCTCTTCGATCTTGTTTTGTGACTGGGATTGAAACGGTTGTTTGCCTTAGGCCACCCATTTCCTCCAAAACTTGCGCTTGAGCCGCTTGAAGCGTCATTCTTTCGTTTTGCGCCGCGCTTCTTCCCTTCCCAACCCTGCCCTGCAACTCCTCAACTCTTGCCTCCGCTGCAGAACGTTGTTCTGGGTCAAGATCTCCTCAGAATGCGCTAAACTTCCCGCCCTGCGTTAGCCGTCCCAATAAATCATTTACGGCCTTCAGGAACATGTCCAAAGGCCCTGAAACCAACGCAAACAATTGCGTTGTCAGTTCATTCCAAAGCTTTGTTGTTTCGCTTGTAGTTTTACCCAACTCCTGTAGTGAACGAACTCCTTCATTGCCAATTAGTTGGGTCAGCTCACCTGTCAGCAACGCTGCTAGTTCTTCAACTCTGCCTTGCTTTTCAAGCTCGAGTGCTCTTTCTTTTACTGCTTCACTACTGAATAGTGACTTCTCACGCACCAACTCAAGCGCACCGCTAGTTGAGTTCAAGGCTTGGCCAACCTTTGCCGCTTCTGTTGCAAATGCTTCGACCTGTGCAGTAAGTGCGCTGGCAGCAATTGATCCGCCTAAACCGCCTGCCGCTCCACCAAGGCCGCCTGCTACCGCTTGGAGCGGGCCGCCGCCAAACAACAGTGGAAAGCCAGCACCTGTTGCGATGTCTTGGAATTTTCTGGACCTCCCCGAAGCAGCAGCTTTTTCTAGCCTTTGGCGACTTGCAATAGCGGCCTTATCCCTTTTAAGTTGATCTGCGGCAAACTTTTTCTCTGCGTTTGCGACATCACGCGCCGCCCGTATTCGTTGATCGCGTAAAAAACGAACACGTTTTATATTTGTTTGCTGAGTTTTTTGCGCTTTTGTTTCGCGTAAACGATCCAGGTCTTCGATACTTCGCCTAATAAGATCGGCTTCTTCTTTCTGAGCACGAACACCAGCGGCTCTCGCAGCTGTCGGCCTTCGCTTGCCTGATGCAGCAAAAGGATTTTGTAGTTTTTCTAAACGTTTTTCTAATTCCTTAAGTTCACTATCCAGAACTTTTACGCGAAATTCGATCTCGCTCTGATAAGCCACAGCACCTCGCGCAAACTTATCGCAGTCTACCTTCGACGACGAGCTTTTCGCATCTCCGCTTCTTGGTCCTCATTGACAATTTTAAAATACGCGCTCCAACCCAAGACCTCTTCTGCAGTCATCGTCGACCGTAGCTCCGACAAGCTCATACCAAGCTCCTTGGCAATACCAAATTGCAGCATGAGCCAGTTGTCCTTACGAAGCTCGGCGCTTAGGATTTTGGGTCGATTGCCTCTTCTTCTTCGTCTTCAGTCAAAATTGCCAGCATCAAAGCCTGCAAATCCTTATCCTTCACCTCGTTTTTCAATACATCAACTTCACCAGCCAGAAACAAAGACTCCCCCACTTCATCCTTAGCTTTCGTAATCAGTAGCTGTAAAGCAAACGCATTGGCGTCATCCGATCCAGCACGCTTTTGGGCGCGTTCACGTTCTGCCATCGTCAATGGCGTAACCCACATCTCAAACTCGCTGTCATCTGAAAGAGTAACGACTCTTTTTGTTGCTTCTAAATTTGCGGCTTTCTTGAGACGGTCAATGGCGCGTAATGCCATGAGTTACAACTAATTGTCTTACTACACTAGCACTAAAAAAGCCCCTAACAATGTCAGGGGCCTCTTTATCATC